ACGCGAACCAATACTGTACAGTTTAGCATACAATCAATTTACACCAGAAGAAATTGCAAGTGGGTATGCTAAAAAAATATTGGAAGAGACAACATGAATCTAACTGAAGCAGGAATATTTTTATGGTTAGCGATTTTTACATATGGTGAAGATATAATAAAGTCAACAGAATTTGAGAGAACTTTTTTTGAATTTGATACCATTGAACAATGTGTAAATTATGGTGATACAAGTAATTTTATTCAAAACATAGTAAGAAATAATCCAGGCAGAGATTGGCTGTTCGCATTGTGCCTTGATCCAAAGACTGGTGGCCGTGGATATATTTTGCCTGTTTATAATACAACACAAGAAAATCCATCAGGCAGAACGCCTTATGAAATGCAAAAAATTATTCTTGATTTTGAATATGTACTGACAGAATCAGTTATTCCTGAAGTGCTTGGTATCCCAAGTAATATGATTCCACCAAAGACAGCTAAATTTAAAAGTTGGGAATAAACGCATCATAGTTCCAATCGCGTTCAAAGTAATCATCTATATCGTCAGCACCATGCTCAAGCAATAGTTCATGTTTGTCGTTAATCCAATCCCATGTGCTTGACTTTAATTTTTGTTTTAATAATTTTTCAGCAAGTTCTCCATGTTGAATTAAGGTGCCATGATTAAGTCCGCCTTTATAAAGGTTATCGTCTTCCATTACAAAATGCATATCAGGAATCATTGTGCCATATTTTTTTGCTTGTGGATACAATATGTCAAGATCTTGTAAGCTGGCTTGAAAATTTATTTGCAAACTATCATTTGCTGAAAGTATTGCTGTACAATTTTTAATAACATCCCACTCTTCGTTCCACCATTGTTCAACAAATTTTGGAGTAAGGGCTCTTTGATTGTTAATTTTTCCATATTCCTTCAAATAATCCACTGCCGCTTTTTTGATATTAAAAACGTTGCCTTCTGCTAACCATACTGGATCTTTATCGCTATTAAGGTATCGATATACTCTGTCTTCTCTGGCCCAAAAACTCCAATACACTCCAACTACATCTTCATTTGTAATGTTGTGATGTATTTTGGCCTGCATCATTTTGTGTTGTATTGCAACATTGCCTACACCTGGCATTCCGTAGTTAAACAATTCCCATTGTTGATCATGTGCAATTATGTCAGGCCACATCCAGTATTTCCATTTGGTTCTACTGCAACCAAAGACAAACAGTCTTTTCATTTATTTTTTGATTTCGTTGACACGCCACATACGTCCGTAGCCTCGGTCTTTGAATTCTCCTATAATGTTAACACTACGTCTATATTCAGTTGGATTTTGTCTCAACGATACAGAGTGAATTGCATTTTGTTTATTCAAAAACATTGCAAAAGTATTTCTTTTGTAAGGCACTGTAGATGCAATGCCACCGTCATTTGAACTGTTTACTTGTCTACCAAGTGTTTTGTTTACTTCAGTCACAGTGCCTTGACTGTGATGAATTTGAAAATCACCACCTGTGCCTGTATCATTTGGGTGTTTCATGTACAACAATCCAGCATATATTTCAATAGGATTATCCAAGTGTGGTGTACGAGATGTCTTTTCAGTAATAGGTTTGTGCATCACCAATTGGCAGTCTGTGTGTATGTTATGTTGTGGTTCAGTCCAACCTCGGGCTTTGACTTCTTCTGTGGTAAATTCACGTTGCAGTTGGGGTTGTAACCATGGTTCAAACAGTCGAAAACACTGGTTAACATACTCTGCACTGGTGTGATATTCGCAAAAATCACGCCAAATTTCCGGTCTAAACGCCTCTTGTAGCACTTTATCTGCTTTGTACCTATAACATATACCCCCATCAAAAGGTTCAGTTGCTAAAACAGTGTCTGTGGGCCATGTTTTTTCTAGTTCATCATATACATTGTCAGGCAATGCATCTTCAATTATTATGTGTGGATATGGGTCTGCTACAACTACTCCACCTTTTTGTAAAACATTTAGGTTCATACAATACCTTGTTTGTGAAACATTTCGTCACGTAAGTTAAGCCATTCAGCGGCATATTCACATGTTTGTTTGTCTTTGAACCACGGGCCACCTTCAGTGTAGTGCAATGCTTTTGGTTTGCCATCGTCAGGCTCTTTATACCAATCAGTTAGATAGTTCCAGTGATGTGGAATTTCTCCTATTTCAGCATCATCTAGCCACATAAATCTATGGTGCCACATGCCATCTTCTTTGTTAAGATTGCGTAGATTTAAACGCATGTTCATAGGATGTCCACAGTTCCATAATACACAAGAAGACCAATTTTTTCTTGGATACACAGTCTGTTTTTTCCCATCCATTTTTACAGTAGACTTGGGTGTGTAATCGTGTTTAACAACTTGCACAGCCTTGTCTTTATCAGCCAATGCAAAAAGTTCTGCTGGATCTGATAAAAATAGAAAGTCACAATCTACAAATAAAGCATGTCCTTGATAATCCATTAGGTATGGCACAAAAAATCTTGAAAAAGTAAATTCAGTAGAAGCCTTTTTATCTACATCTCTTGTGTAGATGCCTAATTCTCTCATGGTAGAAAGTTTAAGTGGAATGACTTCTACTTTTTTATTTTTTCTGTGTATTGAATATTTGCAAACTTCGTATGCAAGATCTTCTCTTGTATCATATCCTACGTAGATTCTCATGCAATTCTAGTTAGTATCCGCAATATCCTGCATGAAAGTTTTTGATCCTAACTGTTTTAACATAGTGTCTGGATCTGAAACTTCATATGGATCATCATCTGCACTGAAATCATTTTTGCCTGGCTCTTGATTCCAGTGTGTAATTACACCATCATCAACAATCATCGAATATCTCCATGATCTCATGCCAAAGTTTTGCATTGGTTTTTGTACTAACATGCCTATTGCTCTTGTAAAATGTCCTGCTCCGTCTGGGATCATTTTAACATTTTCTACTGCAAGGTCTTTTGCCCATGCATTCATGACAAATGCATCATTCACTGATAAACAGTAAACTTCATCTACATGTTTTTTAAGTTCATCATATTTTTCTTCATATCCAGGTAATTGGAACGATGAACATGTTGGAGTAAATGCTCCAGGTAATGAAAATACAGCAACTTTTTTGCCTTTGAATATAGAATCTGTGTGCATATCTGCCCATCCATATTCGCCATTCTCATCTTGGACCCTTACTCTAAAAGTTACGTTTGGTACCTTCACGCCTTCTTTCATTTTAGTTCTCCTTGTTTATGGTGCCGTTGCACGGATTCGAACCGCGGACCTGATGATTACAAATCAACTGCTCTACCAACTGAGCTACAACGGCCTACCACCAATTTTCGCAGGCAAAAACCACCCAACATGGTTTTTCTGCTTTATTAATTGTAACACCATGATAGTCTACTGTAAACACATTATTTTTATTTTGCACCAAAGCACAAGTTTTAATTTCAGACTTTGGATAAGCCTTTGCAATGTCTTTAGTAATTTTTTTTAATGTGTCACCTTCGTCACAAATGTCATCTACAATTAAAATTTTTCTTTTACCATTTTTGATTGTCCAATGAGATGGCAACTTCCAATCTGTTTCCCAATTAGGATGATCTCTCAAAGATCCTTTGAACGGAATAAACTTTGTATCAAAGTAATGACTCATCATTACACCAATTGGTAGTCCACCTCTGCTTACACCAATTATCACATCAGGCATAAAATGATCTTTTGTCATTTCTCTTATAATTGAAGTTTGTAATGCTATTTGGTCAGCATAGGAAATAATCATTTTCTCAGTCATTTTGTTGCCTCTCTTAATTTGCTTTTTGGTGTGTTTATATTACGTTTTGCACACACAGGTTCAATCTCACATGTATCACAACCTGGCTTCCTTGATGTGCAAACTTTTTTTGCATGAGTAATTAACCACATATGAGCACCATACTTGTATTGATCTGGTGTTGAATTGTTCACAGTGATGGATGCTTTGCCTTCATCTAAACTATCTGCCCAACCTAATCTCCATAACAATCTAAAAACATGTGTATCCACTGCTATGTGTGGTTGCCCCCATACAAATCTCATTATTATGTCTGAACTTTTACGTCCCACTCCTGGCAGGCTCATTAGTTCCTTTTGTGTTTGGGGAACTTTACCTTCAAATTCTTTTAATAATAAATGGCTTGTTGCTAGAATATTTTTTGACTTTGCATTGTGTAATCCTGCTGGACGTATTGCTTCAATTATTTCATCTTGTGTAAGTTGAATCATTTGTTCAGGAGTATCTGCTTTTGCAAATAATTGATTACATGCAACTGATGTTCTTTTGTCTTGTGATTGTGCTGATAACATTACTCCTATTAAACTTTTGTATGCATGTTTGTGTATTTTTGCGGCTGGCTTTTTGTTTGAATAGTAATGATACTTTTTGCTGAGCTTTTCAAAGAGATAATCAATGTTTGGTTTGTCCATCATCTTACGTCTGCGTCTTCCATGCCCGCAACTCGCAGTTTAGTGATATTGGTTATTTGCCATTGTTTTTGATCCAATCCTTTGAGTATGCCTAGCCATTTGTTACGCAACAATGCCCATTCATTTACAATGGCTTCAAAGTCACACACTTCATCTTCACCATCAACATATTTTTCAACGTCCCTTGAAGAAAGTGCTCTTTGATAATTTTCTAAATATATTTTGTAGTGTTTTGTTCTTAGCTTTCGCAGTTCTCTGTTTAGATGGTTTAGCACTGCTTCTATTTCTTGTAACTGTGCAAATCTTGTTTCGACAATGCCAGGCAAAGTTGATGCGGCTTTTTCAAGTTTACCATACAACTTTACCTCGCTTTTTGCTGATATTAGTTCTTGTTCATAGTGCTGTATTGCAGAAGGAATATTTGCAAGTGACCTTACAATTTCAGAGTACCAATTAGTATTCGCCATCTTCCTCGTCGTCATGATAGTCTTTGTATTCTTCCAACACTTCGTCAACTGCATCTGCAAGTGGGCTATCGCCAACTTCATTCTGCAATTCTCTCAATGTGGATTCTTCAACTCCTTGTTCGATGAGAAAGTTTACCAATCTAACAGCCACTTCAGGCTTATCTTTTGGAATCTTTTTTTCGAAGATGTCCCAAAGTTCTGCTATTACTATTGCGTCTACTGTATCCAAAATTATTCTCCTTCAGTTACGTCGACAGTACTTACCTCTTCGACAGGATTTTCTTGCGGTGTAATATTGCTAATTTCTTGCATTATTAGTTCAAGTCTTTCGCCTGTCCATGCTTTTCTGTATTCAAGATGTTCTTTGCCTGATGCATCTATGTATTTTAAACGATTGCCTGATTTTGTCAACAATCCTTTTTTCTCAAATAAGTCTACCAAGCCTGAATATGGATCCATGCCAGTTTCATATGGTATTTTTATTTGTACACCTTCAAAAGGCTTTGCGTATCTTGTCTTCATAACTTTACATGCTGATCTTATACCACGCACATCAGTAACTTTGTTGCCATCTTCATCTTCTTTTAGTTTTAGTTTTTTCATTGCTATTACAATCGAAGATGCATAAATGAATCCTTGTCCGCCTGATATTTTGTCATCAGGGTCAAACATGTCTTGTGATGCATAAGTGTGGTTAGTCGCCAACATACCAATATTGTGAGACCCAAACATGTTTACACAGTTTCTTACCAATGCTGTAAGTGCCTTAGGCTTTCTACCTAAATCACCTTTCATTTCACCTTTTTGAAACTGATCAACATCAGTTGGAGTCAACAACATGCCTAAAGAATCAATTACGAAAAGTATCTTTGGCTTGTCTTCAACGTCTTCACCATAATCTGCTCTGTACTGCTTCATAAAAGTTGATATTGTTTTTGCAACATCATCAATCATGCTAATGCTTAAACGCATTAATTTTGTAGGATCAGTATCAACGTTCAGTGCTTGTAACCATTTTTCATCAAGTGCGTTTTCTGAATCAATTAAAACTACAAATATTCCTTGTAGTTGTGCCTGTCTTACCACATTGCCTGATGCAATAAAAGATTTGCCTGAACCACTTTCGCCTGCTAACACAGTAACTTTGCCTAGTGGTACACCTTTGTAGAAATCACCTGATATCAAATAGTTCAATGCATGATTGCCTGTTGAAATCCAGTCTGTGGGATCGTTAAATCCGATCCCAAGACCGTCAATTGATTTGGTGATATCTTTTCTAAATTTTGATATATCAAATGCTTTGACCATGTGTACCTCTACTTAGATTGTTGTCTAGCACGAATCATTGCCAATATATCTTCTGCTTTGTTATCAGTAGAAGCTGATGTTGGTGCTGTTTCTGGTGCTGGAGCTGTAGTCGGAGCTGGAGCAGTGACTGGAGCTGGAGCTGGAGCTGGCTCTGGTGTTGCCTGTGCTGTAACTGGTGCCGCAGTTGCCTCCATTGCCGGAGTTGGGTTTGGCGTTGCAGTTGCATTTACAGGATCACCTGTTCTTTGCGACATCCCTGCAGGACGGAAGTATTGACTGTATTTGTCAGGATCATATGGTTGTCCATCAACAGATGCTTCAAACATTTCCTTCATCACTGTTTGTTCAACTTCAGATGGCTTCTTTGGAAGGAAGTCACTTAGATTGAATAGTCCATGTTTGTCAATTGCTTGTTTCTGTTCTGGTGTAAGTGCAGATTCTCTTCTTGACCATTTTGATGTCGAATAGTCTGCATAACCACCTTTTGATGACTTGTTAATTCTAAAGTCAACACCACCATCATAATCAGTTGGCATGTTTTCCATTTCTGGATCAAGTAATGCACCTTTGATTATGTTGAAAATTTGTGGGCCAATTATAAAACGTCTAATTGGATTTTCTGGAGTAGTGTCTTCTTGCAATGGTGATTCATTTACAAAGCCTTGGAAAATGTAAGAACGTTTTTTCCAATATTTTCTACCCATGTCTTCTAGTGATTTATCTTTGAACCATTGTCTTACTTCTGCAAGTATTGAACATGGTTCTCCCCACATCTCCATACAAGGAACTTGTACTTGTACTGATCCAGTTGACTCACCTTTTACTGAGTTGAAAGGTAATTTTATCATTGCCCTTTCGGCCCAAAAGAATGTGTTGTTAGGATCTGCGTCTGGTAAGAAACGTAATACTGCTTCTGTGCCTTCTGCTATATTCCAATGTGGGTAAATTGCGTTGTCGCCTATTGGACCTCCTGATGAAGTCTTGGCGTCTTGTGCCTTTAGTTTAGCACGAATTTCTGCTAATGTTGCCATAAAATGCCTCCTTATGTTGCCTGTTTAGCCTATTAATAATATATTACTATACTATACTGTAATTATGCAGTCAATGATTTTATTGCGTATGTGTTTGGAAATGTACATCATATATTTTTTCCATATAATCTGTGTTGTCAATATCAAAATATTCTGCCACGTCTTGTATGAATGCATCACGTTTAAAAATATTTTTTATATCAAATCGTTTTGGAAACACATGGAAGTTTTGCCAGTCTAATATTGACTTGCTGTAGTCCTCTACAAATTCAAGTTTGTTTTCCAACATTGTTTTTGCTTCAGTAATCACATGTTCTT